ATTTAAGATAATATGCAAACACAAAAAAGAGTATTCAGTAAACTGTTTAAAAAAGAGCCTACAGCTTTAGCTAAGAAAAAAATAGCATTAACTGTAGCGGACGATATAGACCTAGCTATAAATATGATAACGCCTTTAATGGCAGACGGCGAATATTTTTCAAAAAAGCTAAGAGATTTAGGAAAGCAAATTGCAGACTTAAATACAGATTTAGAAAATGAATTAATGCTAGCTAGTGCTTTTATAGGTTTAGGATATTTAGCTACAGAACAAGTAGATGAGGCTTTAAAAAAAGCAGAAGATGCAGCAGACTCTTTAGGTTTAGAGCCTAGTTTTATACCCGGATATTCAAATTTAAAAGGACTAGCTGACGTAGATTATTTTAGTATAAAAGGCGTAGAAGACGCTTACTACGAGGCTGTAAAATACGAGGCGGATAGATTATTAGATACAGTAAATAATGATTTTAATTAAATAAATATGAGTACAAAAGATAGAGTATTTAGTAGACTGTTTGACGGTCAAAAACACAATTTAAAAACAAACTTAACTAAAGAGCATAAAGTAGCTTTAGGGTTGGTGCAAGATTTAGAATACGACTTAATGAGTTTACAAGACCAAAGCGGTATGTTATCTTATTTAGCTTACGAATGGCACGACGAAAAATTTGAAGAGTACCGTCAAGCGTGGATGGCTTTAAATGACGAGTATACGCATAATGGTAGCGCAGTTTTAAGATATGACGACGTATCTAGGGATTTAGGTATTTTAGACGAGATTAAAGTAAAAGCAGACGAGCTAGGTTTAGATGCTAACGACGTATACGACCAATGGGACGAACACTATTCAGAGTTAGAGCAAATGAAATCAAACGACGAGCAGTACGTAGAGAATGAAAGAGAGTTTAGAAATTGGAGTTAATAATAAATAAATAGAATATATGAAAACAATAGAAATGTTAAAGCAGATTAAAACAATGCTAAAATCGAGATTAGGTTTAGCGCAAATGACGTTAGAAGACGGCGAAACAGTTATAGAAGCAGAATCTTTTGTAGAGGGCGAGGCTATTTTTATAGTTTCAGACGATGAGCGTATCGCCTTACCTATAGGCGAGTATACCAAAAGTGACGGGGGTATTATTGTTGTTACCGAAGAGGGTACTATAGCAGAAATTAGAGACGATATGCAAGAGGAAAAAATGCAAGACGGCGAAGAGATTAAAGAGGAAAAGTTAGAGGACGTAGTAGTAGAAGACGTACCCGAAGAGTCAGCGGCAGAAATTGAGTCTATAGTAGCGGCAGTAGTAGACGTTATAGCACCAATTATTGCAGAGGTAAAAGACCAAGTAGAAGAGTTAAAGAAAAAATTAGAGACTATACCCGAAGCAGAAGAAGAGGGCTATAAAGACGGAATCGCTGACGAAAAAGAAGACGAAAAGCAAAAAATGAGTAGACAAGCACCGGCTAGTAAAGCATTAAAACACAATCCGGAAACAGCAAACAGAAAAGCGGCTCAAACATTATACAGCCAAAACGCAGGAACACATACAACAAAAGACAGAGTATTTAACAAATTATTTAATCAAAATTAAAATATTACAGAATGAAAAAAAGAACACAATTAAGAGACATTACAGGTAACGGTTCGGTAGGGACAATTACAACGAGTTATGAGGGGCAGTACCTAGGCGAAATAATTTCAGCAGCTTTGTTGAGTGGAGACACTTTAGATAAAGGCGGAATTACAATTAAGCCAAACGTAAAGTACAAAGAGGTAGTAAAAAAATTATCTAGTACAGGATTGGTAACAGATGCAACTTGCGACTTTGTTGTAACAGCAGACCAAATCAATTTGACGCAAAGAGTTTTAGAAGTAGAGCCTTTTCAAGTAAATTTACAAATTTGTAAGAAAGATTTTTTATCTGACTATTTAGCTTTAGAAATGGGCGCTAGTGCTTACAAAAATTTACCGACATCATTTGCAGATTATTTAATGGCACACGTAGTAGCTAAAGTAGCAGAGTCTACAGAGAATAATATTTGGAGCGGTAACGCAGCCTTAGCAGGAGAATTTACAGGTTTAGTACCTTTAGCAGTTTCAGACGCAGGAGTAGTAGACGTAGTTACAGCAGCAACAACTTTTGATTCTGCTACGATTGTTGCGGAATTAGGAAAAATTGTTGACGCAATTAAGCCGGAAGTATACGGAAAAGAAGATTTACATTTATATTTACCAACGGTAGCTTTTAAGGCATACGTTCGTAGCTTAGGTGGTTTCGGCGCAGTAGGTGGCGGAGGTGTAGACCAACAAGGTTCTTTATGGTACGAAAACGGAGGTTTAACTTTCGAGGGTATCAAAATATTTAAAGCACCCGGTATGCCCGTAAATTCAATTATAGCAGCAGAAAAAAGTAATTTATTTTACGGTACAGCTTTAATTGCGGACTCAAACCAAGCAAAAATTATTGACCTCGCAGACGTTGACGGTAGCGATAATGTACGTATCGTTTTAAGGTTTCAAAGTGGTGTACAAATTGGAGTTACAGAGGACGTAGTTCTATATCAATTAGCATAATAATAATTAATAATAACTAAATAGGGTAGGTAAGCTATAAGCCTATTTACCCTTTTTTGGTTTAAATAAAAAACATAAAACAATGGCGTGTAATTCACTAAGTATTGGGCGAGCTTTACCGTGTACCTCTTCAGTTGGGGGTATAAAGGCAATTTATGCAGCACCTTTCGGCTCTATAGGAGATTTAACGATAGTAGGCGGCGAAGTAACAGCAATAGGGAACGACGGAGCAGTAGACCTATATAAGTATGATTTAGAATCTAGCAACGGACTAGAGCAGGCAGTAACAGCGTCAGCAGAAAACGGTTCGGTTTTTTACGAGCAGACTCTAACAATGACATTAAAAAAATTAGATTTAGCCTCTCAAAATGAGTTAACAGATTTAATTAAAAGTAGAACTAGCATTTTTATAGAGGATTACAACAATAATTTCTTTTTAATGGGCGCAACCAACGGGGTACAAAGCTCGGGCGGTTCAATTACTACCGGACAAGCCTATGGCGATTTAAGCGGATTTTCGGGTTTAACTTTTTCAGCACAGGAAACACTACCGGCTTATTTTGTATTAAGTACTGTAGTTACAGGTAATGCTAGCGCATCACAAATTCAGCCCGCATAAGGCGAAAATAATATTAGCTAATTATATTAGGGGTAAGTCAATAGGCTGCCCCTTTTTTTATGCAAAAACTTTAAAAACTACGTTATATAAGTATGATAGTTTTAAAGCCAACAACAGACCCGCAAACATTTAAGTTTATACCACGTGATTATGTAACGGTAGAGGCTATTTTATTTAGAGACGATACAACAAACGAAACTATTGTATACAGCCCTACTATAGTACAGGTAGGGGACTATTTACAAGTTACAGGTGTATTTGATTTAGTCGAGGGTCATTTTTACGATATTAGACAAGATACGCCCGATGCTTATTGGAATAGTTGCCCTATTTTGTGGGAATTAAACGAAAATACGTGGGACTATGAATTCCCTATAAGCGAATCAATTTATATAGATTTAGCTTTTTGCACAGCGCAAGAAATAAACCAAACACTTGACAAAGAATACAACATAAATAAAGGCGTTTATATAACAGAAAATACAAGAAATAACGACTACGTAGTATTATGAGAAAACAAATAAAAAAATATAATCAAAAGGAGTCAACACCTACTAAAAACAAATCTAGTTTAAAGTTTGTAAATTTAGGGACTTATACAAGCCCTATTATAAGCGAGGAGCAAAATAAGAACTTTGTAAAATACGGGCAAGACAATGATTATTACGGGTATTTGCTAGATTTATTTAATGGTAGCCCTACAAATTCAGCGGCTATAAACGGTATAGCACAACTTATAGCGGGTAGAGGTTTAGATGCTACAGATAGTAGTAAAAAACCTAACGACTATGCGGTAATGAAAAAGCTATTTTCTAACGAAACACTAAGCCGTTTAGCTATAGATTTAAAACTTTTCGGTGGCTGTTCTATGCAGGTTATTTACAACCAAGACAGAACTAAAATTGTACAAGTTGAACATTACCCCGTAGAAACTTTACGGGCAGAAAAATGTAACGAAGACGGAGAAATCGAGGCATACTATTATGCAGCAGATTGGAACGACGTAAGAACGTCAGACGATTTAAAAAGAATACCCGCCTATGGTTTTTCTGACGAAGATATAGAGATTTTATTCGTAAAGCCCTATAAATCAGGCTATTACTACTATAGCCCCGTCGATTACCAAGGCGGAACTCAATATATCGAAATGGAATCCGAAATAAGCAATTTTCATTTAAATTCGTTAAAAAACGGTATGAATCCGTCGCTACTTTTAAATATGAATAGTGGCGTACCGGATGAGGACACGCAAAGAGAAATAGAAAATAAAATTTATTCTAAATACGTAGGTACGTCTAATAGTGGACGCTTTATTTTAGCTTTTAACAATTCGGCAGACGAGGCAGCAACCGTAGAAACTATACAGCTTTCGGATGCACACCAACAATACCAATTTTTAAGTACTGAAAGCTCGCAGAAAATAATAATTTCACACAGAATTACTAGCCCGTTATTACTAGGTATAAATAAAGAGTCCGGTTTAGGGTCAAATGCAGACGAACTAAAAAACGCCTCTATACTTTTCGATAATTCGATTATAAGACCATTTCAAGACTTAATTTTACGAGCCTTTGACGAAGTATTAGCATACAATGAAATTAGCTTAAACCTATATATAAAGACTTTACAACCTTTAGAATTTATAGATTTAGAAAATGCAACTACAGTCGAAGAGGTAGAAGAGCAAACAGGACAGAAAAAGGAATTTAAAAGCGACGTAAGCGAGTTAAAAGTAATTGACGGTAAAGAAGCTTATAAAACTATAGAAGAGGCAGAGAATAGAGCTAACGCTTTAGGGTGTATGGGTTACCACGAACATATAGAAGACGACGATACAAAATGGTTTATGCCGTGCCAAAATCATACAGACCTAGATAAAAAAGATAGTACACCGGAATTAACAGAAGAGGTAAAAGAGGCTGTATTAAATAGACTAGCAGAAGTTGGCGAAGACGAAGACTTAGAAAATTGGGAACTTATAGACTCGAGACCGTCGAATGAATACGACAAACAATTACATAATTCATTAAATTTAGCTAGCGCAGTACGTAGTACACCTAATAAAAAAAGCAACCAAGACACGAGTATTATAAAGGTGCGATATGTTTACGCAGGGTCTAGCATAGGCGAGCGAGAATTTTGTAACGATATGCTTAAAGCGTCTAAAGTTTACAGAGTAGAAGATTTAGATAGCGACAACCCTAATTTTAACGGAAACGGGGCTTCTGAAAAAGTAAATAAAACCTTACAACACAATAAGAGTACACCGTATAATATTTTCCTTTTTAAAGGCGGGGTTAACTGTAAACATTTTTTCGAGCGACGTACCTATTTAAAGAAAAATAATAAAAGAATAACAGTAAACGAAGCGAGGCGTTTAATTATAGCTATAGACCCTAGTTTAAGAGACGAGGCGAGAATAGAAGCAAACCCTAGAGAGGTAGCACAGATAGCAGACTCTAGTAACGATTATTGGAAATACTAAAACTATGGCAACAGCACTTTTTATAAATAGGACAGACCTAGTAAAAAACACAATTATAAACGGAAATGTAGACACGGACACGTTTATACAGTTCGTGAATTTGGCGCAAATCCAACACCTACAAATTTATATGGGTACGGCTTTATATGAGCAAGTAAGCAATGCTATATTAGCGGACACAATTAGTACAGACTTAGACGATTTATTAAAAAATTATTTGCAGCCTATGCTAATACATTTTTCAATGGTAGATTATCTTCCTTTTAGTAGTTTTACTATTAGCCAAGGGGGTTTACA